ACCGCCCTGTTCTTCATCGACCACAAAACCAGCCTCGATTAATTTCGTGCGCATTTCGTCGGCGTCAGCGAAGCGCAGATATAAGTCTCTCATCAGCGGAGCCCATTAATTTGGTTAGGGGTTAATACACGATGCCAGATACGGAAATTACGAATGTGATAAACCGCATTTGGATGACCCATAATTTCCAGCAGGGTAGGTATGGATGCTGGATTCGTTGGGCCCGATGTGCTGCCATCGGTCTTACCATCAAAATAGAGATTCATTCTGTTGGTTGAGTCAATAGTTTGAACGTATGTCTTATTGAAGAATGGAGGTGCTGTATTTATAACAGGCCCGCCACCACCTCTGTATGAGCGCAAGGACGTCGACATAGCACGAATGATAATGTCGTTATTGGCTCCTACCACTCTTACTACATCATGGTAATTTGTGGATGGCGGAACAAATTTATCTATGGAAAATTCTAACGATAGGGTTCGATTGAATAAATCCCCTGTCATTCTGTAGCCGATATTTCCAGATGGTTGCAGCCTGAAGTTATCAGCTGTCCGCGTAACTGTTGCAGAACCCGTAGGTATATAGCTGGTTGAAATTGGGTTTTTCTCAACTTGTGGCATCTGAACATAATATTCAGTGTTCAACGGAATTGTTGAGTCTACATTCAGTTTTTGTGCAGCAATAGTCCCCGTATAGTTTCCGGCAGTCACGGCTGTCATTGTCGCAGAAATCGTTGCGTACCCATCGCTTCCAGGCGTACTGGTTATCGACATTCCAGCCGGTGGGTTAAGTGCTGTGCCAGTTATGGCATCAACTAATGTTGCGAATGCAGTAGCGCCATCCAGCGCAAATGAAAGTCTTATGTAACCGTATGTACCTTTAGCACGGCAGGATACAGTCAATGTGTCCCCGACAGCCAGAGTTACAGCACTTGACGTAACAATAAAGGGTATTGTGGTGTTAGCATTAATTACTCCCTTCATTGTAGGTGCCTGGGACGAACCGTCAGCAGCTAAGTTTGTTTTAGTTACAGTGACACTGGTTCCGGCCCATTTAACTGGATCGTCGCTATTAAGAATATAATTAGTGCTTGCCCCCTCAATTAATAATCCGCCACGTTCAAAGCGGGGCTCATTGATAGCAGCAGATTGCAAAACGCCAGATTTATCGAAATATGTACCTGCGGTAGCTCGTAAAAAGGTTGCTGACTTCGTTGGCAACTCCAGAAGCTGCCCTGAGATCGTCAGCTTATCGTATGGCGCCGATCCCGCTAGCAGGCGCAGATCGTCACTAAGCGGTGCCCAGACGTCGGGGTATGGAGCTTCCTCATAGGGCACAGAAGTCAGTTGCTGCGCAGCAGCCAGTGATGTGGCGGCACTGCTGGCGCTGGCGGCTGCGTTGGTCTCCGACGTTTTGGCATTCGTCTCAGAAGTTTTCGCGTTGGTTTCTGAGGTTTTCGCGTTGGTCTCAGACGTTTTTGCATTTGTTGCCGAGGTTGCCGCTGCGGTTTTTGATGAATTCGCGTTCGTCTCTGATGTTTTGGCGTTTTTCTCAGACGCTGCAGCTGCAGCGGCACTGGTTCCTGCCGCGTTCGCAGCGGCGATCAGCTTCGTCCAGCTGGGCCCGGTCTTTTTCGAACCGTCAGCCAGAGTTACGGTGACGTCACCGGTCCCGGATAAAATCAGGTCCTGGTTAATGATATCAATTTGCGCCTGGCGAAAACCTTCTGTGACGGCGTTCGCTAAATCGTCATCAAGTGTAGCCATTCGTGATGTCCTTAAAATGAAAAACCCAGCCGGAGCTGGGTTATAAGGGTGTGATTATTGAATTCAGAAGAAACAACGTGTGCGCAGCCGAAATACTCACATCGGATTTTTATTTCCAGCCCGTTAAAGCTAAATCGCCAGCATCCACCTGGCCGGAATTAATTACCTGAATAACCGGAGAAGTTAGGGGAATTTCTTTTGGTAATTAACGCCATTGATGGCTGCATATCCATATGAGTACTCCCACTGGTAATCCCTCTAAGGCCAATACGTATAGTCACAGGGCCTGAGTTTGCGGGAATATCCAGACTGCCTGTAACGGGTACATAACTGTTAACCTGACGACTGACGCTATTGGTGTCGTTATACGATAGCTTAAATCCAAGAGACACTACTGTAATATCTCTCCCGTTAATATTGATATATGCTTCCAGAGAACCATTATAAGCTTCACTTTCATTCCAGACGACAAATGTCGGAACAGCGATAGTGACGTCATACGGGACCCCTCCCGCCCAGGTAACCTGTCGAAAGAAGTCTTTTTGTTTGCCCGGGTCTCCCTGAAACCTTCCACCAGGGAAGGAGAACATATTAACCACGTCCCCTATGATTTTGTTCGCGTAAACTGTGCCTTTGAAGTCTCCATCCGTCGCGTAAACTGTCCCTCTGAATTCCCCACTGGTTGCGTATATCGTCCCCCTGACCGTCACGCCGTTAAACGTGGCATACCCGGATTTATTGATATGCCAGCCAACATTACCGGTCCCGTCCCAGTTGCTGGACTGGAGGTAATTGCCGATCTTGCCGTTGTCGATGGAACCATCCTGGATGAACACCGAGCGCAAAAACAGCTGCCCGCCGGTGGCGGCAAACACCAGTTCCTGCCCGGTGGTCGTCGGGTTATAAACCGCAAACGTGTCGGCGCTGACGAGGAAGTTAGAGGAGCCTGCGGCATCAATGCCCAGCTGGATCCCCGCGATGCGTTTAACGCCGTTCGCCTCAACCTGGACTTTAACGCCCCACTGCGCGCTCAGCTTACCGTTGATATCAGCAACAGCTTCACTGGTCGTCTGCACTGCGGAATTGGTATCGCCAATGGCAGCTGTGACCTGCTGAATGCTGGTCGCTGTAGCGCTTTCCAGATCCGTAACGGCTTTATCAATGCGCGTGATAGCTGCAGCGTTGGTCTGGCCGTTTTGCTCTACCGTGGCCTTAAGCGTGGTCACCTGCTCTGCCACGGCGCTTGTGGCATCCGCGGCGGTCTTCCGGACATCGGTGATCTCGGCCATCGTTTTCGTTTCGCCAACAGCATACGTCACGCGCTGATCCGAGAACGCTGTAAAGTTGGCGAGTGCATTGGTGACGTTGCCGACAATACCGGCGTCCCGGCTGGCCGTGTTACCGTCCACGTCAACCTTCAGACTGTCGATACGGCGGCCCAGCGCACTGTCACCATCCGTACGGGCCGTGGTTTCCGTGCTGATGTCCGAAGTGTTCTGGTCGGTCGTGGCCTTAACCGCAGCCAGCGCGGTGGTCTGCGCCTTGTTGTTATCCGCGACCGCTTTATCGATACGTGTAATGTCACCGGTGTTTTTGCCAACGGTGGACTGCAGGCCTGAAAGCGTGGCGGCCTGAGCCTCCTGCTCAGTTGTCAGCGTCGCCAGCTCCTGAGTAACGGAAGCCTGGTTAGCGTTAACGGTCGATTCCAGCTTCTTCCGCTCTGTCACCTCCGCTTCCTGCGCCGTGATGCGCGCCTGGCGTTCGGTGTACAGCAGGCCCGATGCCAGTTTTGACGGGTCGTCACCGGTATATCCACCCCGGATCTGCGTCGCCAGCGTCTCGCGCGCCGTGGCCTCCGCCTGGTCGCCAGATACTCGCGCCGCCGTTTCCTGCTGCAACGCCGCCATGCCTGCGCCGGGCGTCGGCCGCCCTATTGCTACCCAGTCAATCAGGATGTAGTTCGTCGCGTCCTGTTTGCTGGACAGGTCCAGGCGGATTTGGTTAATCGTGGTGTCAGCCAGCCATGGGATATCGTCGCATTCAAGAGTGGCAACGCCGTCAGAGTTATAGGCAGGTTCAGCCACTGCGAACCGGTTGGTGTCGTTAAAACCAGCCGTGTTGCGCCAGCGGATTTCCCCCGTCCATGCAGGCGAACCTACTTTCTTGATGCGCAGCTTCAGGAAGCGATATGCAGCTGCTGTAATGGCTAGCGAGCCGGGAGACGTAACGTACGGATCTGAGGCATGGTTAGCCGGGCGGAGCCAGCCATCAACAATGGTCGGCGTGCCGTTACCGGTCCAGCCTTCTGCTGTCGAATCGAAGTACCAGATTTTGGCCGGGTCGAACTGGGAGCCGGTGCCCGCCGATATCTGCGCGATCTGCTGCGCCAGCGATTCGGTGCTGCTTTGAATCGTCTGGTTGACGTTGCTGATATCCGCCAGGCGCTCGTTCTTTTCGGTCAGCAGCGCCTGCCCGCGGGCCGTTGCCTCGTCGGTGATGGCTTTCTTACGGTCCGTGACTTCCTTCGCCAGGCCCGTTTTAGTGGCCGCAGACTCCGTCGTCACCGTGCTGATGTCGTCACGCGCCGACTGGATATCGTCACCCAGATCCGTAATGTCTGAAACAAGGTTTTTATAAGCGTCTGTCTGCTTAATCTGGTTATCGATATCAACCAGGTAATCAGCGGCGGTTGAGCTGCTGCTGCCCTGAATGAAGTCAGTCCAGGCCGACTTGTTGCCGGTGCGATCCACCAGCCGCGCCCGGTACCAGAACCCTACCCCGGCCTTTAGTCCAAGTTGCTGGTAAATTTGCTGGGGGTACGGAACGCCAGCCAGCAGCATCGGGTTCGCGCCGGTTGATACCGTGGAATACTGAATTTCTGTCTGCAGCGTATCGCCAGTGCCGGTAGGGAAATCCCAGTCCAGCTGCACGCCCCAGAGCAACGGCGTGGTACGGAAATTGGCGGGCTTTGGCACATCACCGGCCCGGCCCTTGAGATGCGTCAGCACTGAGGTGGCCCACAGGCTGGATGCGCCGCCAGCGTTAATCGCCCTGACACGCACCAGGTAATCACCTTCGTAGATCCCCGGCACTTCGATATTGCGCAGCCCGGTTTGCGGTACGTTAACCCACTCACTGTCACCCCGTCGCCACTGTGCCTGGTAGGCGATCACGTCTGCCTGAGGTTTCCCGGCTTTATCCAGCGGAGCATCCCAGGAGGCCGTCAGCGTGGCAATGCGCTGCCCCTGTCGCACCGAGTCGTAACTCGATACCACGACGTTTCCGGGCTGAGAGACAACACCTGTAGGAATCAGGCTGACTGGCGGGATGTCCAGGCGCGCATTGTTATCGACAGCGTCATATTTCGAGGTGTTGTATTCCGCACCAGTAATGGTATAGGTGTTCTCCTCATCATTGAACGTCAGTTTCATCACGCGGAAATACTGCAGGCGCAACTGCCCGGCGTCGATAACGAAAACGGCGTCTGGCGCTGGCGCTGCTGTGAAGCCCCTGTCCACAATCAGCTGTGTGCCGTTGACCGACTGAATTATCCGGTTTTCAACAACGCCGCCCTGGGTGCGGATCATCAGCGTATCGCCTGCCACGGCGCTGGTACCGCGGTCGGTTGTCACCGCCTTAAGGTTGGAGTTGTATGCGACAACGCGCCCACCATAAACGCGCCCTGAGACGCGCTCATCCGCGAAGGCAAACACGGTTCCCGGCACATAGGCGAAGCCATCCAGCCCGGTCTGAAGTGTGATCATTCGATCGAGCGAGTTGGAATAAACCGCCCATCCGCCGCGGCGCTGAGCCTCGCTTTCACGTGTGCAGCCGATGGCCGTGAGCTGCGTCTGCTTAAATTTGAACTGCTTCACCAGGTCAGGGAACATTACCGCGGTGGTTCGGTCCTGATAGTGGTTATCCGGATCGCTGAAGTTAATCAGCGCGCTCGAGAATCGCGTCTTTTCGCTGCCGCTGGAATACGTTGGCTTGCCCACCACTGATGCACGGGTCAGGATCTGCAGCTTCGAGGTATCTGCCGGCATGTCAGAAACAACATTGAACATGTTGTTGCCCCAGAACGTCATGCCGTTGAAGCCAGCAGCGATATCCTTGATCACCTGCCAGGCGTCGGCCTGTGACTGGATATAGGCGTCAAACATGAATCGCGGCTCAGTGCCGGTTCCGCCCTTCCCGTCAGGCACTTTCTGGTCGCAACGCTGGGCAATGCGGTAGAGCTCCCATTTATCGAGCATATCCACCGTTACCCGGCGCCCCAGGCCAAAGCGCGGCTGAGTCAGTACATCAAACCAGATCCACGCCGGGTTATTGCTCCAGCCCCATTTGAATGTACCGTCCCATGTGCCGTTGTACGTCCGCGCGTCGGGATCGTAGTTCTGCGGGATGCGGATGACCCGGCCTTTCGGCTTGCAGGAAATCTTCGGGATGTTACTGAACGCTTTGGCATTGAATGACACATACAGCAGCGCGGTATGCGGGTAGCGCAGGCGGGCGTCGATGACCTCAGTGATGGCCTGCACCTGCGTTTTGTTCTGCAGCATCTGGCTGGTGCTGTCGGCAGTGTCCCGAACCACACGGATCTGCCAGCCAGTGGTGGCTTTCGGCAGGTTGATGCGGTGCGTCAGCTCGTACAGAGAACTGAGCTTTTCCGTTACCGTTTTGGTGAGCACTGTCTTATAGGCCCCGCCATCAACCGCAACGTCGATATGATATGCGACGGAGGTGCCGACGATATCGCCGTCGTTCTCCTGTTGCTGCAGGCCAGTGATACCGATGCGCACCAGCACCGCATCAATCTGGGTATTGCTGATAGCGCGGGTCCAAGGAGTGGCTTTCGTCAGCGATACACCGATGCTGGTCTCGTTCTCCACGGCAGGGAAACCGGGAATCGGCGTCTGGGTCTGTGTGCCCGGGCGAAAATCCCAGGAGACGTTCTCAAAGTTCATTGAGCCGTCAGCGTTGCCCAGCGGCGTGCCGTCCAGGAATATCCGTGTCGCATCCAGTCCACCAGCAAACTCGCCTTCACCGAGCGCCAGCAGCATACGGCAGCGCGCCATAGATTGAGCTGAATCAGGCTGCTCAACAGGCGTGTGCTGTTTCTGGCTGCCGCCCTTTGCACCAGTAATCGTTGCCATATTGCATCCATAAAAAAAGCACCCGATTGGGTGCTAATTGAAGAGTAAGTGGTCGTCAGATGTCCTCAGCGACGATCCCTGCGCTGATGATGGCGCCGCCGATCTCGCGCTCGCCATACAGCAGCGCGACCGGGTTACCCATTGCCAGGGTATTCACTGCGCCGCCGAAGGCATAGCTGGGTTTGTTATCGGGATCATCGCGCCCCTGCAGGCCTTTGGGCTGCGGCGAGAGCATCTGGTAAATGCCGCCGGCCATCATGCCAATACCAGAGGTCATGAGTCCGGCGGCTAAAGGTGATGCGGTCCCGCCAGATATAACCGTCATTACCACCCCAGCCACTACCATCACGGCACCCAGGATGGTCTGAAACATGCCAGCCTTTTTTGCACCCTCCATTATCGGAGCGATGCGGATATCGGTGTCCCCTGACAGACCCTTGAAATCATCCACGCCGATGTTGCGCTTACCGCGGAACACCGCAAACGTCATGCCGTTCTTTTTGGCGTTCAGGAGATAGCTTTCCAGCCCGTCGAGGTTGATGCAGAGCGCCTTCACGGCTTCTGCTGGCGTCTGCACCGCCAGCCTGTGAACGCGGCCAAATCGCGCCCCCAGCGCCCCATACAGTCGAATCGTGGTTAAACGCGCCATGGCTGTATCTCCTGCGGCAGGTCTTTGTGGCGAACGCAGATCATGGTCCGGTCTTTGAAGTAACCACGGGCATATGGCGTGATGCAGGATGGCTGCCCGTACAGGTGGTGGAACAGTTCGCCTTCTTCGGTGATGATCCCCGCGTGGTTCCACTTGGCAGACTCCACCTGCATGATGACCATGCAACCGGGTGCCGGGTCGCATTCGACAAACCCTTCCCGCTCCCAGTTCTCGAAATAGAGGTTGTCCGGGTACTGGCTTTCCCACCACGGGTAATCTACGCGAAAATCGTTAAGCATCACGCCCTGAGTGGCGTGCCAGTCCATGACCAGCCCCCAGCAGTCGTGCGAGCCCAGAATGAACGGGCGGCCAATCAGCGGGATGGCGTCCGGCGTTATTTCTGCATATTCATCGCAGTCCGGCGCGTAAATGCCCCAGAACACGCCGGAGTTATTGCACTGCTGGCGATCGAGGTCAGACGGGATAGGCCGTGCGCCGTCGCCCGGGTGGGAATGGATGACACGGATAATGGTTCCGGCATCCTCAGCGTTCGCCCAGTGCTCGCCGTCAATGCGGAAATGCTCCGTCGGGTTTTCGTGGCTATTCGGTACCGGGATGTAACGCTGCCGTCGCCCTGACTGGATGACGAAGCCGCAGCACTCACGCGGGGATTCCTCCAGCGCATGCGCACGGATCGCCGCCATAATGGTTTTGTTCATTTTGATGTCCGGTTATCGGGAGAAGAGAACAGTTGCCGGGAAGCCGCCAAAATCGAGGTTTGCCGCGTTAGGGTCTGCCAGCCCGGCGCCGAAACGCTTACGACAGTCACTGAAGCAGCCGCCGCACGCATCCAGCGCTGGGTCGGCCACCGCATTACCCTTGGCATCGAAATACGCCGTGCCGTTGTAGGTGCAGCCGTCACCGCTGCGGTATTGCCCGCGCAGCGCCCATTCGCAGAGCGAGGTTATCTGCCGGGTCGGGATCACCTGCCCCTGCAGGTCTGCTGGGCTGCTCAGCGACCACGAAACGACCTCATCGTCTTCAGCTGTTTTGGTATCCAGCCAGAACGTTTGCAGGGAGAAGGCGGTCGGGTCTGCTGTCGGGTTGACGCCGCCCGGGAAGTTCACCGCATCGAGGTATACGGCGTAGGTGTCGATGATGCTCACCTTCGCGTTAACCATGTCTTTAAACTGAAGGCACAGCGCGGTGATATGACCATCGAGATTGGAAACGCTGAGCGTCGGCTCTGCGGCCTGATCCGTTGACAGCTCCAGCCCGGTCATCTGGAAGGGCCAGAACTCATAAGCGTCACCAGCCCAGATTATCGGCTTCGGCCCCAGTCGGGCCTCGTCGCCGTTCGCCGCATCAATCTCTGCTGGCGTATGGGGGAATGGTGCGTAGTGAAAGCGATGGATACCGCCGCTGAACTCTGAGGCATCCACTTCGACCAGGCGGACCCTGCCGCCCGGTGCCAGCTTTGCCGCCTGATCGACAAGTGCCATTATGCGAATACCCCATAGGCCCGTTTGATGGTGAAGGTCAGCTCAGAGAATTTGCTGCTGATCTGGTTCTTACGCACCGAGTTAGCGACAGTCCGGTAAAGCCCCTTTTCTTCGCCTGGCGGCGTGATGATGAAAGCCTTTACGGTATGGGCCAGCAGGAAGTCGCGGATCGCTTTTACCTCGGCCTCTGTGCCGGTGTGCTTCATCGGCACCTGAATGGCCGTGGAGTTGATGCCGTTCTCGGCCACCTGCTCATAGCCATCGCCGAACTGCGCCGCACGCACCGTCTGATCATACTCAATAGGCCCGGCACCGAGCTGCGAGCGCCAGCCGTAGGTTTCAACTGCCATATTTACTCCATAAAAAAACCCGCCGAAGCGGGTTTTAAAGGTTTCAGAAAGCAAAAAACCGCCAGATGGCGGGTTTAAGTTATGTGCCTGTTAAACCATCTGATGGTTCAGGCTGATCGATAAGATCTGTATTCGTACAATACTTTTCTTTGAACCTGATGTGCTTTGGCTTTGCTTGATCAGATATATCGAAGCCGGAGAGCACCCTCTCAAATGCAGCCTCTGGCATATCATCATGTGCCGTTATCTCTCCAGCAGCTTGCTTTCTCACAACGTTATCGACACGCCAGATAACCGCCTCGGCATAAACTATATAACTGGGATGCTGGATAAATCGATGATCGCCTGGATTAAGTACGCATGCATCATCATGAGGAACGCCCGGCTTAATACTGGACACATTAACAACCAAAATGCAGTAACAGTCGTTTACTGGATAATAAACAGGATCGTTGCAAATCACATGAAGATGATTGCATGGTCCGCTTGGAGCTAAAACCGTTCCTTTTTTATATGGTTGAAATGTGCTCATGACAATTGAGAAGAAAACTCCTTAAGCTCTTGTGACTCACACATGCTCCTGAAAATGTTTTCAGCTTCTTCAGGTGTTTTCCCTTCATTCAAAAAAATCTCACGCACATCAATTGGAGTTCTTGATCCGTTGGGATCGTGCCACTCTGGACAAACCTCACGCAGGTGAGTCATGTTGCGCAATTCGTATCTATTCATATGGCCGTACTGGGCATAAATTTCATCAAGAATGCATACATCTGCTCGACTCAATTCATCGAACACCTCATCGGCATCCATTTCACGCGGATCAGCGCTCAAGAGTACGTCATGTCCAGCAGTTTTTATCAATCGATACCAGTATTCACCGTCAATATCAGCCCTTCCGCGGATTAAATCGAGGGTAGTCGACATCACTGGGCCATGAGGCATAGAGTAGAGGCGATCTTCACCCATCATACGGCCATGGCGAATCATTGATTGACGGTTGGCCAAGTATAACAATTTCATTAGCTTCAGATATGCCATGCGCCCGCCACGTTTAAGTAGCAGGTAAGCAGCCATCTGAGCTACTTTTTCTTCGCTAAACATATTGAACCTCAAAATCATTAATCTAAGTAGAACTCTATAAGGATTGTATAGCTAGCTGTACAAATTTGGAAACATAAGTTACGTCAAGATCCCTTCACGTTCGGCGACGTTCTAGAAGCACTTAAACCACGTTACCGCCAATTTCACCGAAATTACCTCAAAGGTAATTGCAAAATCACAACATGATCGCGCAAAGTTACAATTCACTCCAATACACGCCAATGCATCTCAATGCACGAAAAATAGCACTTTTTGCACAAAAACCGTATCCAGATGGCAATGCACACGTCGAGACTTTCATGTAGTATTTCGCCCCCTCCGAAAGTGGCGCTCATATTTTAACCACCTCATACCGGGTCTGCATCAACAAAAAGCCCCGCGTTAGCGAGGCTGTTTGATGGTTACTTACACTCAGTGTTCCAGATCTGATTAAACGTCTTTGCATTGCGTTTATCAAATATCATATTTTTGAAAATGCCAGACGTGTGCTTGCGCTTATTGATCGAGACCTCAGTAAAGAATCTTTCGCCAGTTGTTATGGTTCCACAAAGATAGCCATAAACAATATCCTCTTCTGGAATCTCACGCTTAAGGTAGTAAGTAGAGCTTTTGATGACGTCTGCGCCCGGCTGGCCCAGTGTATTAGCTATCCATACATTTGACTCACTTTTAGCAAACGCAGGTATATCTTCGCTTTTTATCTCTTGTGATTTACTGGCATTGATGAGCAAGTAAATAACAACAATCCCTGCAAGGCCAATTTTGAGCGCCTTCATTATCATCCCCTTGATTAGCATGGTTTAGCTCATGATAACCAAGGGATGTGTCGCTGTAACCAGGTGCAGATGATATTCCCATCTCAGAATCACAGCAGTTTCTTATTTGGGTTGGAACGTTTTGCCCAGGAAACCATCACTCCGAGCGGCCCTCACGAGGATCTCCGTAACCTTTGCTTCAATTTCCTTGCCTAAGGCACGCGCCGCAGCACTGCCGTCTCCGGACGTATTTGATGATGTGTTGCCCTTGTTATCAACGTAGATATCAATATTGACCTGAGGCTGCGCACCGCCCCCGCCTTGCGCCCTGACACCAAGCCGACCAGCAGAATCCCGCGTCAGCGGCATGATCGCCTCAGCCCCTGCCTCAGCGAATACCCCGCCTTTGGCAAACTTCGACGCGCCCTGGAATGTGAAATACTGAGGAGAATCGTAGACGCCATTCACATATTTACTGAGGCTGGGTGATTCGTATACGCCGCCTTTAGCATTGAACGTTACACCAGCGGCCGCATTGGCATAAGCACCGCCGGGTGTAGCGCCACCTCCCGCGCTCCCACTGATCCATCCCATAGCAGCTTGCACCGCGTAGGCCACCATGAGGCGGTTCGTCACATCCAGGATCATCTTGAGCATGGATTTGCCGAACTCTTTGACCGATGCTTTGCCGGTCGTCATGAGCTCGGTCAGCATGTCGCTCAGGCCTGTTAGCGTGGAGCTGGCAACATTCTTCACGGCATCGTAGGTATTGGTAGCAGCGTCCAGATACTCATTCCAGCCGCTGATAGCACCTGATTTCCAGTCGCCGCGCAGCTTATCTTCTTCAGCATAATATTTCCGAAGTGCTGCTAGCTCCTTCTCATATCCAGCGTCTTCAAGCTTGCCGCCTCCGTTCAGCCAGCCCTGACGAAGTTGCGCCTCCTCCATCAAGCGCTGCGTCTGACGACTGCTGAGGCCTGCACTATCACGTAAAGCATCGGTCTTTTCCGACATCTGAGTGACGTACTTATTAGCCTGCTGCGCCAGGCCGTTAATCTTCTGCTGGGCCTCTACTTCCTTGTTCTTCTGATCCACTACCTTGGCAGCATTCAGAATAGCCTCACGGCTCGACAGGAGAGATTTCTCCTGAGCGGTCAGTGCGCGGGTTTTGGCGGCCTCATCCAGCTCAGCAAAGTGGGATTGCTGTTTACTGAACTCGGTATTTTTGGCGTGGGTTTCTCCAGTCTGCCGCAGGGTTTCGAGGGTTTCAGTTAGCGTTCTGGCCTGGGCGCGGTAATTCTCCAGGGTGCGATCGCCAGCATCCAGCGTGGCCCTGGCCTCTTTGGTCTTTTTGGCAGAGTCTTCGGCAAGCTTCGATACTGCGTCCTTCGACTCGCGGCTCGATCCCCCCTCCCCTTTAACGCTGGCACCTCGCGCTTCGGCTTCATAATCTGCCTGTGCGTTAGGAGCAGTGACACGCTTCCAAAGCTCGTTATAGCGTTTTTTGTTCGCCTCAATCTCTTTGTCCGCTTCCGCTCCAGCCTTTTTCATTGCCTCAACGTCCATGCCGAGGAAATTAGCCAGTGCTCCACCACCAGGGATTTTTTCAGCCCAGCCAGCAATTGTGCCGGTGAATTTAGCGTCCAATGAAGTAATGTTGAGGAACAGGTCTTTAATCGAGGCTTTAACAAGTTCGAAGATATCGATGATCTGGTTTCCCCAGGCGCGAACAGTAATCCCGATATCATCAAAGGTGTCAGATGCTGTTTTCTTTAGCCACTGCCATGTCTGCCCGATATTATCAGTAGCCTTGTTGGTCTCTTCTGCTCGTTTTGCCATCACGCCAGCAAACAGATCAATGGCTTCGGTAACCGCCGCCTGTTCCCCCTTCTGCTTACGCAACTGGATGATGTGCTTCATCATGGCTTCATCGACAAAGCCATATTGCTCATTTAGGCTGGCCAGCCCTTTTACCGGGTCGCTGACGATCTTGCCAAAGTCGGACATTGCTGTTTTGGTGTCGCTGCCTGCCTTGCCCATCAGGGTAATGGACGTGGCGATCTGCTTCATCTGGCTGGCGGTGTACTTGCCAGTGTCATTCAGCGCAACCAGGGTATCGACGGTGGAACTGACCGAGGTGTTTGTCTTACCCGCCACCTCTTCAGCGGCCTGGTTGAGCTGCTGCATTGAGGCGAAACCGGCACCGCCCATCATAATGACAGAGCGGACCACCTGATCGAACTGTTCAGACGAATTGTACGCGGCTGCGGCCAGCAGGCCGATGGTGCCCACCAGACCGCCCAGGGCAATCGTGGTTGGGTTAATCATCCCGGCCATGCTGCGGATGTATTCGCCGACGCCGGACAGCGCCCCCTGCACTGAGCCAAACTGGTCTTTTATCTGCCCGCCCTGCTGGAGCAGGATCAGGAACGGTGACTGCCCACCAGCCAGCTGCGTGGCGATATCAGTGAACTGGGCCGGTAGCGTGCGCATTGCGGCGCTGTACTGCCCCACGGAGATACCGGCACGCCGCGCGGCCAGTTCCTGCCGGGATAACGCCTCAGGCAGCACGTCAGCCACGCCAGAGAGTCGCTCGCGCGTCTGGTTGAGGATGCTGTTGAAGTGTTCGAACTGGGCGCTGTTAATACGCCCGGCCTCGAAATGAGCCGACAACTGAGCATATTGCTCATCGAGGGCATTGAATGCGCGAATCGTCGGGTCAATGGAGCCCAGCAGCCCTTTCAGTGCCGCGGATTGCTTCTCAGCTGCTTGGGTGGCCGCCAGCTCGGCCTGCGCTTTCGCCGCCGCTTCACCAGTGTCGGTCAGTCGCTGCTCAGCCTGCAGGAGAATGCCGCTCAGGTGAGCGAACTGCTCTCCCGAGAGACGCCCGGCCGAGAAGTGTTCTTCCAGCTCAACGTACTGGCTATCGAGCGACTTAAGCTTGCCAAGCACCGGATCGATACTGGCAACCAGCTTATCCAGCGATGCGGCCTGCCTCTCGATTTCGCGTGCGACATCAAGTTCCTGTTTTGCTTTGGCTGCCGCCTCACCCGTATCCGTCAGCTTGAGACGAGTTTCATCCAGGATCTGCTGGTAATGCTGAAATTCTTCAGTGCCCAGAAATCCCTTTACCTGAAATCCACTCAGCGCGGCCTGTTGTTCGTCCAGGCGGTTCAGCGCCTTGGTGACCGGGTCGATGTTCTCCAGCAGGCCTTTCAGTGCATTCTGCTGCTCTTTAAGCCCTTCACTGCCCTGCTTCGAAGACTCAGCGCCAGCGCGGAATACGCTGTTAAGGTCATCGGCTTTACCTACGGCTCCCGCCGCGGCTTCACCAAGTTTATCCAGTTCATTGCTGGCCGTTTTCAGATCGGATACGTCAGCACGCAATGTGATCGAGGCGATTTGGTCACTCATCAGGCCGTCTCCTTATGCATCACTTTGAGAGCCTCGCTTTCCATGATTCGAATATCAGCCATGCAGGCCGCCGCATCCTCAACCCCGTGCAACTGAAACACCCAGGGGAGAACGTTGTAATCAAGACCGGTCGCACCGCTCGCACCGACGCGCCATTGGGTCGCCAGGGCGGAGAAGACAGTAAAGGCTTCCCATATGGATGGCAGGATCCCCACCTCTTCCTCCACGTCCTCAGGCGTTAAACCAAAAGCGGCTAATTCCGCGAGTGTCGGTCCCGGTGTATACATCGCTGCGGCGACCTGCCTCAGTTTTTTTCGCGGATGCCCATCAGCTCTTTGGTGTAGGCCAGACCGATGCTGTCGAATGCACGCGGATAGTTCTGCAGGAGGACGATCACGTTATCGCGGGTGAACTCATCCGGCAGCGCCCAGCCTTCGACGATTTCCATCAGGTAATCGGCCTGCGGCTCTACGGCTGCCTTTTTGCCTTCGGCCGCTTTTTGCAGCTTCTCATCCATTGCGCGGAGTTCCTCCAGCGTCTTGTGGCGGAAGGTGAAGGTGAGTTTGCCGTCGTCAGCACCGGCGCGCGGAATGCTGGCAGTAACGGAAAAGGTCGGATTCGGGATCAGGGAAAATTGGGTCATAAGTTCGTCTCAGAATGGCCCGGCGAACCGGGCATTGTTGGTTAGCTGATCGTGACGGTGCACGCAGCAGAGGTAAGCGTCTTTCCTGCGGCGTCAGTAACTTCGCAGGTGTATGAACCGGCATCACCGGATGCGACAGATGCGATGTTGAACGTCGAGGCGGTTTTGCCCGGAATAGCCGTTCCGCCCTTCTTCCACACGTAGGTGTACGGCGCGGAGCCGCCCTGCATCACCACAGCCAGATCCAGCGCAGCGCCAACCGCAAGGGCTTTGGTGGCTGGTAGGTCAGTAAGGAATGCCAGCGGCACAGCGGAGGCGTCGGTGATCGGGTAAATCTGCATGTCCGATTCGAAGTTCATGCGCGCTTCGTTGCTTTCCACGGCGTTGATTTCAGTCTTAGGCACCTTCTGGAATGACACTTTGGCAGAGTAGTAACGATCAGCTTTTCCGCGCGGGTTATGGAACCACACCGCAGTAGTGTCGCTGGATTCGTCCAGGTCACTCAGACGTTTGTAAATTGCCAGCAACGGGTCGTGCGCGAAGGTATAGACCTGAACCACGGCGTTTTTGAACGTCGGGATGGTACGGGCCTTATCATCTTCCAGGAATTGGATAGAAATGGACTGCTGGTCGCCGCCTTCAGTGGACAACGTCATGACCTGCGGCATGGTGATCCAGGAGTCGACTTTGCGCAGAGTACCCGCGCCGGTACCCGCCGGGAATTTCTTGGTATCGGTGGTATCGAACGCTTCCAGCACGATTTTGGTGGTGGTGACAGACTTAACGCGCAGCACCATGTTATCGAGCTTGAGCCAGCCAGAGTTTACCTGGACGACATCACCCGCGAGGATCCCGGCAGCCGAGGCAACGGTCAGTTCGCATTCCGTCGCGTTGGAGGCTGCGGTAAAGGTAATGGGGGCCTGATAGGCCCTGGCCACGTTCACACGTGACCCGTTAGGGATTGCGAATGCCATTGCATTCTCCTGAATTGAGGTAATAAAAAAACCCGCCAGGCGGCGGGTCAGTAATCAGCGCGGTACTGCATGCTGACGGGGGTGGTGTAGGTGATGGATCCACTACTGCCGTTTGGTGCTGATGTAGGGCGATCCTGTATCGGTGGACGTACCTGCGGTGGCCCGTTGATGTATACGGTCAGGTCCCCATCCACCAGCGGCAGCCCTTCGGGGAAGGCGTCAGCAACAGACTTCGCCAGTCCCCTGGCCTGAGATACGCCACTGCCTGCAGGAGCGATGATGTTGAGCTGCAGAATGCCCTGGTACGTACGCAGCTGGCCTTCCAGATCCTGCCCCACGGTTTGCGCCGGCAGAACATAAACACGCCCGTAAGGCGCATTATCCGGTGGAGTAAACGCGATGTTCGGCCAGGCCATTGGCAGCCCGAGCGAGGAGCAGATAACAGCGATACGACCTTCCAGCAGGTCAGCGATCCGCATTGACTGGTCACCGGCCATTACGCACCTCGCTCATTGCTTCACGGAACAGCTGCGCGGCGTCCAGAGCAGTTACTCGCACCATGCCGCCCGGTGCCTGAGTGGAGTGACCCTCTTCCAGAGCCCTGGCGTAAGGCATGTTGTTGGTGAAGTAAATCGAGCTGACCTGCCCCACCCTGAACACCTCGAGCACCGCCATGCCACGGGAGTTTGAACCCTGGCCGGAAGCGTCCGGCGTATCGTTCGACTCTGTTGGCTGGCTATCAAGCCCAACATACCAGTTGTTCTTAAAGCGACCACCGATATAGTTCTCAGGCTTTTTGATGTCCATAGAGTCGTTAACTGCTCGACCACGCTTCAGATATCCCGCCTTTGTGAGGTTTGCCGGGTCATTACGAAGTGCAGCATTGTGGTCACGTACCGCAGCGTTATAGGCTACCGCAGTCTGGTTCACTTCCCATATATCGGGGTTACCAATCGGAGACATATCCACCAACCGAGCCAGGATTTTAATACCCGTCCGGCGCACTACCTCCTCTGCTTCCTGCTTTGAACTATCTATGAACAACTGAATGGCAGCCAGGAACGGCTGATTAACAGAACCGGCCATAGTTACGCCCTCAGCTGGATGTTGTAGGAGATCAGCACATCGGCAGGCTTAACCGGATTCGGCTGCACCACGCGCCACTTTTTGCCGTCGATTTCGATTCGGTCATCAATGCGCACTTCCGTTTCGAACGTGGCCGCCAGCTTCTTGTCGCCGGTGGCGATCAGGGAGCCGTCGATTTCGCGTGCGGAGTATTCGGTGATAACGCCGGTGACGGTCCCGGTAACCGCCGGAGTGATGACCTCTTTTCCAAACTGATCGCGGGTTGTGGTGCCGCCGCGCGTCAACGGATAAGTCTTCCCGTTCTCGGTCAGCAGCCGGGTTGCTGTCGTGCGCATGCGGCGGTAGTCGATTGCCATGTCAGCGCGCCTCGATGTTGGTACGAATGAAGTCAGCTTTCAGTGCTTCGATAGCGCCGACCATGACATATGGCCTGCCCCCGCTATGCCAGCAATCAATCGCACCTCCGTCATTGCTCAGCATGATGACAGCCAGGCTATGGCAGTTTCCGTCGCGCGCCATCTGTAGAGCCTCTTCGAGCAGCCTTATCACCTCCTGGCTGTCATGCCCAGGTTGCGCTTTGCCGGAGAAGGGAACCACCTTCAGGTCAGACATATCACCCCCTTTCGATACGGATTTGATTGCCGCCCACCACCAGCCCGCGAAGCGAGGAATAGAACCAGGGGAATGACGGTGACGCCTTATTGGTTCCCGGCTCGTACTGAACGGTAACAGCACCCTCAACGCGCTCCATCGTCACCGCGCCGCCACCAGCAACCGAAGGCGTGAGGTCAATCTCCTGCGATTCGATAGCCAGGCGGCACTGTGCATCAACCAGGCGCTGCGGGATGGTGTCATCCGGCAGATCAACGCCATCGAAACGCACGCCCAAGCGCGGCCACGACAGCGGCTGAGTTGCGTTGGAGCGCTGTCCACGCCATTGCTGCCCTTCCAGATAGTCCATCGCCTGCATAAGCATCTGGCCGCACTCGCCGTCATCGGCAGGAACGGTATACCCGCGCCCCGCCGCGAAAGCGCGCAGGTCAGCAACGCTGGCGTAACTGTTGAAGCCAGGAACGTGGGGATCGGCAACCAGCATGGCTACTCCTCCAGACGCCAGTCCAGCGCCAGCCAGTTATCGACTTCGTCAGGGTGAACCTCAGCGCTCAGCGGGCCGCCGGGGAACTCTGGGGTATCTCGCACCATAGCCACCAGCTCAATACCTGGCTGGTCCTGCTGCTGGTCCTGCTGCTGGTCCTGATGAGCAGCAGTTTGTTCAGCGCCGTTCTGCGCGGCAAGCTTTTCAGCCTCACGCTGCGCGCGCTGCTCTTTGGTTAATCCGGCCATTGGGCCTCCTGAAAACAAAGGGGCCGAAGCCCCAGTGGTTAACCCATGATGATGGCGGAATGGCGATTCGCGATGTCTGCGACACCCCAGGCCAGACCCACCTCGTAGCGCACCTGGCGGTACTGGCGATACAGCGCGATCTGGAAGGTGATGCCGGATACCGGATCGGTAACGTTCATCACGTCGTCAGCACTGTCGCCACCATCCGGCATTGCCGGGGTGCGGCACGCCAGCAGGAATGCGTTGCGGTCGAATGCCATGTTTGGCGCGAACTCGCTCAGCACGGTCACGGCTGCCTGGTCTGCCAGATCCTGACGCAAGCCAGGCGCGCCGATGGTGATAGTGGAAGAGGTTGCCGCGACCACCATGTACTTATTGTCATCACCAGCAAACTGCACTGCGGTACCCACTGCAATGCCGCCAGTGCCTGCAGAGATGGCCACGATGATGTCGCCTTCTTTCTTCGCGCCATTAACCTTATAGCCGGCAGCGGCGCTCTTCGCGGTGCGCTTGATGTTGGCGGATTCGTGCAGGTTGAAGCCCATCACGCGACCAATGATGCCTTCGCGCAGCAGTTGGTCGGTACCAGCTTCATTCGCTTTGAACAGCACGGACTGTTTGCCGCGGATAGAGGCCATCGCTTCGCCGCCCAGCACCATGCGCAGATCAGTGGTTGGCGAGCCGTTATCCACCAGAATCTGACGCGCCAGCGCCATATCGGACAGGTCGTCTTTGATGCTGAATGGCGTGTCTTTCGGCGCGCCGACGGCGCGAGAGGATTTGTAGTACTGCGCCGCCAGGTCTGCATCCACTTCATTCGCCAGCGCGCGGAATGCCTGTTTGAACTGGTCAGCCAGGATGATGTTATAGGTGCCGGACGGGCCGACCGCGAGTTGCTCTTCACCGTTCCATTTGACCGGAGCCATTTTGGATTTGGTGATTTGCACGTTCACGGTACCGATATTCTGGTCGCCGTCGTTCGGTGCGGTCGCTGCCGGGGTGATGTCAACGGTGGTAGCCTGAGGAGCTACTGGTGCGGTGACGGTCTGCCCTTTGGCGGCAGCATCGGCTTTGGCGTTGCGGGCCACTGCCGGGATGAGACCCACCTGCTCGCGGGACACAACGTCCAGCGCGGTGTAGATGGTAGGGATCAGACCAGTGAGGGTATTGCCTGCCATTTATGGCTCCTTTCGATTAATCAACGATGGTGACGCCGTCTTTCAACGCGGTTTGCTTACCCACGTTATCCAGAGCATCGAACGCACCACGCTTCATGGTTTTTTGCCCGGCCTGATGCTGCGACTGGTGTGAGCCACCGCCGCTGTTGCCGGACGCTTTGAGGATGTAGTCTTTTTGCGGATGCAACTCGACCAGAGATTCCAGCGCTTCATCGAAGCCAGCCAGTTCGCCAGGCTTGGTGCGGGAGAACACCTTGTTGCCCTGGCCGTCGTAGGCAACGACCTTGCCGTCTTCGATTTTGAAGTTCTGTCCGAAGTGGGAACGCACGAACTCAGCCGGGATCGCCATCTTTTCGGAGATGAACTTCGAACCACCGAAGCGGCCGCCAATCATCTCGTCGTAGAGCTGGGTTTCCAGCTGCTTGGTTTTGCCGTTCGCTTCGTCCAGCTGCTGCTGATAAACCTTGGTGATCTCAGCCTTAACCTGGTCAACGGCGCCAGCGTCGATCAGTTTCTTCTGGTCGATTTTGGTCATCATCTCCAGGGCTTCGAGCGCCTTGGTCGGGTCGGAGATGCCAGCGAATTTAGCGAGACTGGCTTCCGCCGCCTCCTTCGCCTCGCGGTGAGTTTTGGCCTCACCGTTCAGTGAGGTGATTTTGGTCATCGCTGCGGCTGCGTCGAACGGGATCTCCTTGCCGTCGTCATGGACGTACACAGGCATACCGTTTTCAACGACCACATTTCCGTTAGCATCAAGTTTGAGTTTCATTGTTTTGCTCCAGCCTTCCGGCCATTGGTAATAGGTCATCCGACCCGGTCACCGCGTCGCATCCGCTCAGCGGCAGGCATAAAAAAGGCCGCCCGAAGGCAGCCTGTTAGATAAATTCGATTGTTATTTCACCGCGAAGCTTGCGGGAGTAAACCTCACCCCGCTTTCGCTTGTGGATCCGCAGCGGGAGTGGATGAACGCAGGCGACGCCTCGTTTAAGGTCGGCCCATACACAGCACTTTACCTCGTTGCCATTAACGAACACCCTGCGCCGGCCACGGCCATCACCCACAAAGTGAAAATCCTCGTTACGCATACCCTATTCCTCAAACGCCGACGCATCCACGCGGCGCAGTTCGTCCAGGGTCAGGAACTCCCCGGCATCGTTAAACATTTCCGGCACGGTGATTTTGCCGTCACGTAGCATCATGGCCCGGGTTACACCCAGCACCTGTTCCTGCCGCGCGTACGGTTGCCGGGTAAGCCAGTCGGCATAGCTGGTATGCGTTGGTACCTGCCCATCCATAGAGGCGCGTGTGGCGCTGCTCAGCTCGCCAGAGGCTATCTGCAACTCTTCCCACGATTTGGTAATCAGGATTTCGCCGGAGCGGCAGCAGAAGTGGATTTTACCGGGGCCGCGCAAGTACGGCACCACATGGCCCAGCGGCTTGCCGTCGAGGGTGTAGAGTTTGCGGTCGCGGATGATGCACCACTGAGAGGTATGCGTATCCAGCGTGGAGGACCACTGTTTGGCCTTCACGATATCGCTGTTGGCCTGGGCGAACTCCTGACGCGCGGTGGCGGCCATGTGATTCACAGCGGTGCGGGTCACAACCGCCAGGTCGCGCCGGGATGCGTTGATCACCCCGTCTTCACGGTTGAGTTTCGGCGTGCCGGCAACGCGCTTAACGATTTGCTCTACCGTTTCACCCTGGAGGAAACCGGAGCGCACAGCGTTGGTGATTTTGTCCAGCCGGTCGGCTTCAAGCTTCTGGCCCCACTCTTTCAGCAGACGCCCCTGGAAAGGCTGCGCCACTGCTGCGACGTACACCTGCTCGGGTGCGATGCTCTGCAGCGGCACATGCTTGAGGATCTGCTTTGGAATGATGCTGCTGAACAGGTCAAGCTGATACCCGGCCTCATACTCAACGTAGCGCGTCAGTTCCCGCGCCAGCGCATCATTGACCGGTTCATAGGCCAGTTGGTTCAGGTCACGTACGCCAGCCAGCAGCGATGCCAGGCGGCGGGCGCTGTAGGTATCGGCACGCTTGCCCTCCAGCAGCACCAGCAACTTTGCGGCCAGGTCAGCATCCATCTTGTTCAGCAGCGCCACCATGCGCCGGGCGACGCCCGTACCATAGCGGTTCACATACAGTCCGTGCGCTATCGTCTCGTCCTGCAGGCGATCGTTAACCGAACGGGCCATATCACACCTCGCCCGTTGACGGTTCAGTCAGGCTGGCCGATTCAGCCAGCAGTTCGCTCAGCACCACTTCGGGATCTGCATCTGCGTCAATCAGGTTGAGCTTCTGCAGCGCCTTGATCGCGTCAACGCGACGGAGGTCACCACCCTGGCGCAGCGACTGAATGGCCAGCGCCGCAGGAGGGTTGAACTCTTTCGACTCGACATCCAGTTCAGTGCGGACATCGACGCTGCCGCCGTCTTTTTCGCCGATGTACTCGGCCATGATTTGCAGGATGTTGTCGATCGCATCTTCCAGGCTGGTTGCCATCGTGTAGAGCGGCGATTGCTCCTGCATCTTCTCTTCTGAGGTCTGGTCAACAGACTTGGTCGAGGTGTTGTCAGTGCGCAGCAGCTTCGCGCCCGCCTGGCGCATCTGCTCCACCAGGTCGGTCAGTGACTCTTTGCCAGCGCCGATAGAGGAGCCGGTGTGCTCGACGTACTCGAGGCCCTGCTTCTGCCGATCATTAAACTTCGCGGCTGAAGATGAGCCAATGACAAGCTCCTCGTTATCCTCGAGCCCAAACACAGTTAAGATCGGAACACGCACCACGTGCAAAATGTTGTCCTGCTCGCTCTGGCTCTGCCAGTGCTTGACGTTCAGTAGCGCCATGTTGAGCAGCGGCGGTGAACCGCACATAAAGCCGGTGCGCTTCGTGTAGAGCGTGACCAGGGTGATGTCCTGCCGGGATGTTGTCCACTCTTCATGCAGCGCCCAGTTCCCCTGACCGTCGGCTCCGGTAGCCTTCCGGTAAATCTGAACCTGCCCGGGCGTCAGCAGGCGAATCTGCTCAACCTTTGTCTGCCCGAAATCGTCGCCATCTTCGACCACCACCTCTTTGATGCGCAGCTCAGTGAGCGCAACCTTGCCGCCGACCATCTTCGACTTCCAGCCGATTACCTGGCGGGGATTCAGCATCGTCACATAGGGACGCGCTCCGGTGGCCTTTTCGTCGGCTTTCGTCCTGACCTGCTCTGCATCCACCCGGGGATAGTCCACCAGCGCATGGGAGAGGCCATACTGCATCGCCAGGCTGAAGAACGACTGTGCCCATACATCCAGACGGGTTCCTTCAAGGTCCACGTCTTTTGCGAACTCACGTAGCCGAACCGGGACGTTCTCGCCCAGTTGGATGGGCTCCGCGAATACGCGCCCAACGTTCTGGTTAATGGTCTCTTCGTAGGCGGGAAGAAGCGTGGCCACAGCCAGGCGCTTTTTGTAATCCTCTTTGTCTTCCTTCGGCCAGCGCGGCAGATAAGCCTCACCAAGCTGGCGCATGTACAGCGTGCCGCCCATCAGAGCGTCGTTAATGTCCCACGCCTGCACCATGTTCCCATAGTCCAGATTGGGGGTTGAAATGTCAGGCATGGGTTTAGAGCCTCAGGCTGGTGACTTTGCCGACTTTCTTCGGCGGTGAATGCAGGACGGCGTATCGCGTGCCATCCCAGTCGTGATCTTCCTGCTGGGTGTCTACATCATCAGGATTCTTACTGTCTCGAACTAGAACCGGTACGCGGCTTATCCAGCCCCTGCAGTAGTCGAATACGTAGAATGCTGGCTTCTCAGGCATGCCTGATTCCAGCTTCTTACCTTCAATGACAGCCTCAAGCATGTCAGCAAACAGGGCCGCGCCGTTCACGCGCGATCCCGGTTTCTTGTTGGATGGCACCCACTTAACGCCCTGCGATTCCATCTTCTGGGCAATGGATAATTCGTCATCGCCGGTATTGTAGATAGCCCCGTCAGCCGGGCCGGGAAGAACCTTCTTGCAGATGCCGGGCATGATGTTCAGTTGCCCCTGAGTTACCCCGTTGAGTTTTATCTCCTCGGGCTCAGCAAGCTCCTCGCCTACCAGTCGCTTATCCACCCACGCCACGCCCTTGGCGACGTTTGTGGATGACATGTTCAGGCCTTTGTTGAGTTCATCAGGCGGACAGCCGTACCACTCGCCAATCAGGATCAGCGACCCGGCTGGCGGGCAGAACTGGCGACCATCAGGCAGTTCGGCGGCGGTGCCGTCGGTACGTGCCCACCACAGGTTAGAGAACGGCTTCGATTCTCCCCAGTCGTGGGAGCGATCAACCGTCCAGCTATCAGGGATGCGGAACGGCTTAATGACGTGATGCGAGGCATTCCACAGATGGTCAAAGCGCCCGCCGCTGGTCACATCCCATGAGCCATCAACCCACGCCTTGCGCCGGTTGGGGTCTTTGATGGCCATCAGGGTCGCGATGTACTGCGGGTCGAGGTATGGGTTCTCTTTGAACGATCCGTGGATGGCCACGCGGGTCAGCGTGATTTCCTCTTCGCGCTCAGTCTGGGGGTTGAATACCATTTGTCTGTCGCGCTGGACGGTCCCGCGAGGCGCTGGCTCAATGAAGCGCTTCTTAACCCAGGTGTGGCCGATGCCAAACGGGTTGGTCGTGCTGAACGTCTCCAGCGGGATCGGCCTCAGTAACTTGCCATTATCCAGCGGGTAGTTTTCCGGCCGGAAAGATGAGCGTCGGCAGGAGAACATCATTTCGTAGAACTCAGGAGACTGCTGTTTCGTCAGCTCGTTAAAGCCAATGAAGGGGAATTCCTGCCCATGGAAATCCCAGTAGTCGTCAGCCTCTTTGCCGAAGCGAAAGAGAAGCTCCTCCCCTGTCGGCCACACCCAGCGCAATTCACTCGCAGATGACAGGTATCGAGCGCCATCGTTGAACAGGCGAAACATACGCTTCGACTGGGTGATGATGTCGGCAAGGTTCTTATATTCGGTGTCGAAGATGACGCCGCGCCAGAATGAGCCGTAGCCTACGCCGACATTGCGTCGGAACCTGGCTAACTGCGCGGCAGTTTTACCCGGGCCGCGAGTGCCCTCGAAAAGAATTTCGTTACACGGGCAGCTCAGCGCCAGAGACTGAGATCCGGGCAGTGGCTTCCATATAGCTTTGTAATTCATCCACCGAGAACCCCGTCCTGTTGTTTCTGCGCCGCCGCTTCCCAGTCATCCACGTTGTCGCTGGTTGGTACCAGCATGACGTTGTGCGTGACCTCTTTCGCTTCAGCCTTGTTCTCGATGCTGTACGCCTCACGCTCGAGTCCGATCAGTGTCTTAAGACTGTCGCTCAGGTCTTTCATGGATTTAACGCGGGAAGGCAGGCTGATTATCTTGTGGTACAGATCGTTGAGTTTATCCATACCCTTGTCATCTTCACGGCGCATCATCTCACCGAGCTGCTCAAGCGCGGCCACGTCGCCACACTCTCCAGCCAACTCATCGAATAGCGTGTTGGTCAGTTCGCGAGCCCGGCGGATATCACCACGATGCTCCATTCGAACAGTGGCGATTACCTCTGCCGTCGCCTCGATTAGTTGCCGCTCTGAAATAGTGCTTTCGGTGGCAACCTGCCTGGCAACCTCACGTTTGGCAACCAGCGCATCTGCCTTTGCCTGGACTTTGGCTTTTAGATCTCGCTCCCATCCATCCTTTTTGGCTCTCTTGCTGATGGCCTGGTGAGAGATGCCATATTTTCCGGCTAACTCCCTTACCGATAGCACTCCAGCCCGGTAAGCCGATTCGATAGCCTCCCAGTCCGGTTTTGCCATAGGGATTCCTTGTTATATATTAAGGCCATACTAAACACATGGAGATGTACTATGGCGCTTAAAGTGTTCAGAAGTGATCGTCTGCAGGATAGCGAAAAGGCCTATCGGGAATGGCTTCGTGATAACCCGGATGGATTTGTAGTTAACGCTCTAAAATCTGCCAGTGGAAAGAACACCAAGAGCGACGAGACTGCCACTTGTATTCACTATGCAACATGCAAATGTATTAACCCATTGCTGAGTCAGGTAGATAAAACAGGGTTTACTACTGGACGATATCAAAAGCTTTGTGCCACCAGCTTCGAAATGGCAGAAAAAGAAGCCAAAAGGACCACTGGACTTTTGGTCGTTAATAAATGCGGTACTTGTAAAATTGCCTAGCCATTACGATGGGTCTGCCCATGGCGATGGCAATAAAAAACCGCCCGGAGGCGGCTCAAGAATTAATTTTGGGTTTCGTCTTCGGCTTCGGCTTTTGTTTGGGTCTTGGGATTTCGCGAGGTGAATCGTGTGCCATCGGTGCCAAACCTTGTTTGAGGCAAGTATATTGCTTCTCTGTCATACTCAACAACCCAGCCTCATATTTCGCCATAAGCCTCTGAGCTACAGGTATCGCATAATCACGCTCCTCGACAACGGGAATGCCTAACAAACCGTGCCACACTTCGGTGAACTCTTTATCGCTTAAAATTTCCATATCCAACCTCTTACACGTGAGCTCGTATAATTGGCTGCGACTGTGTTAAATGCAAGTATCGATTAACATACCAGCTATCAATTCCCATGATGCTTACATGCTGCTAGTGCACACGCTACTGTTCTAGCTTAAGCACAAAAATATTGCCCTATCACAAATATACGGTTAATAGATTTATAACCGTAATAATGTGTCTGTTTATTGTAATAGCATTAAAAAGCCCCGCTATTGCGAGGCTTGGTTACTTCAGGCACTGCGTATTGATGTATTCCTGCAGCACGCTCAGGGCTGACTGGTCTTGCTTGATTCCGGATCGGATACCGAGAACGTTTCGTCCAGCAACGTCAGAGAGTTCGATGGTGGCATCATGGCCCATGCCGGGGGTGCTGGTCTCGGTTGTGACGGGCACTGGACATTTGCCTTTGACGAGCACCCGACCACCATTATCAAGCTTGCGCTGAAGAGCATCATTTTCAGCTTTAGCATCTGCCAGCTCCTTCGTGTATTTGGCATCCAGTGCAGCGACATCACGCTGACGGGTTTGCATGTCGGTGATGGTGGCGTTTGCCAGTGACAGGCTTTGTTCAGCGTCATCAGCGCGTTTCTTGGCATCGCTTACCTGACCGAGCAGAACGTAAATAACCAGGAAGGATAAAATCAGCTCGATGCCGATTATCAGCCAGGCTTTAGAGGTCATTTTTACTCTCCGCCAGACACATAGAACGTTCCATCTCCCGGCGGTTCTGCAGGCCCTTCCACTTCATGCCGCCTGCATAGACCCATCGGCGCATCTCTTCACATGCTCCGGCCTGGTCGCCTTTGTTAAGCTTGCGGAGAAGGGTTGATTTGGAGAATGCATCCGTTCCGACGTTGAACACGAAGCTGTAGAGGGCTGCGCGTTGGTATTCGTTGAGAGGCACCTTAACCAGCTTGTCTACCTGCTTCTTCGCTGGCTGCAGGTCTTTCCAGAGCAGAGCATCACACTCGCGATCGGTGTATTTCTTCCCGATCACTATGTCCCGGCCTGTATGACCATCACAAACGGTCCATACCCCGGCGACATCCTTGTAGGCTTCATACTTCCGCCCTTCCACGCCATCCCGGCCGCCAAGGAAAATGGTTGCTATAGCAAGAGCACCTGCCCCTGCCGCCCCGATAAGCTTTCTTCGCAAAGGAGTTGAGAATGGCATCACTCCTCCTTGAAGGCTTGCGGGTTAGGCCAGCGCTGGAAAGCTTCTATCTGCGCCAGTGTGGTTTTGCGCTTGTAATACCAGTTGATCCCGAATGTCAGAAGCGCCACAACAATACCGGCAATTACGCCAATGGCACTCCATTCATCAGGGCTTAGCCGGGTCAGTACGCCATTAGCTACCGTCCCGGCTGATGCGCCATAGGCAGCGCCAGAAGCTAATTTGCTCATATTGGACATTTCTCTCACCTCGCGATTTATGCGGGTGCTGTGTGCAGGGTGCGCCTCACCCACGGCGTTAGAAGGTAAGTGGTTGGCTGTATGGATGGGCGCAAATAGAAAACCCGGCGGTACACCGGGAAGATGGGAGCTACATTGAGCTTTCGCTCTTATGGTCCTGGGTGGGATATCCAGATACGAAAAAGCCCGGAGCCATTATGCAGATGATAACTATTGTCTGCGAACGGGGCCGGGCTATTGAATGACAGCGCCATCATCCAGATGGCGGCCTGATTGCTCAGGTCTTGGAGAACCTCTCAGCTCTCTACGGTTGGAGTTCCAGGCCTAAGTCGAAGTGACCAACTAGACGGGATCGATGGTGAGAGCCGCCTCTTTTATCTCACCACCCCGCTCTTTCGCCTTTGACGTCCGAGCATATACTGAATTATGCACTTTCATTTCGCCAAATCAACACTTTCAGATAAATATTTTCTAATTAAGCGGCCTGAAGTTCGTTTTCTTTCTCCATCTCACGTTGTAAGGCATAAAAGAGTTCTGATTCAAAAACCCTCTCACACCACACGACCCGGCGGCGGCACTGCTGCACATCCACGCCGGTTACTCTGCTCATTGCCTGAGCGATATGTTGAGTGCAGTTGCGCTCACAATAACGTTTAATTGCATAATCGCGGACTGGGCTTTCCCGGTGAAACAGCTTAACCATCACTTTTTCTACGAACGCGGCATCATCTGATTCTTTGGCGAGAGCGATGATGTTGCTGGCTGATGACTGAGGGATAACCAGTTCGCGAGCTTTTTTATAAAGCGCCTCACCTCTCAGCGCCCCTCCTTCATCGCTATAAAGCCAGTTGACCATTCTCTCGATGTGTCCACCCATATCAGGACTCCATTGGCTGCGGATCATCAATCGGCCAATGACGTTAATGGCACCGGCAGGAGAATCATCGCCACGGTTAATGCGACCCCATACAGTCAGCATGTACTGCACCCATGCCCGTTGCTTTGGGGTTATGGTCTTTTTGGGATGCTTCCAGACACGGCGGAAGTGAGCGTCATCGACAAAGTTGACCATGGAGTAAATTGGTGTGAGCTTTCTCATGCTGCTTCCTTCTGAGGTTGTTTGGTCTGGCTGTGCTTTGCTACTGGCGGCATCTTGGCGCGCATGAAGCTTTCGGCCTGGCATCTGGCTATCTGGTCGCGGGTCATGCTGCCTCCTGCTGTTTCAGTTCTTTGAGCTTTGCGCGGTACTCATCGCGGATTCGGATGAAGTCATCGCGGCGGTAATTGGTCATTTCGTGAGGTCCATTCAGCCAGTCGACATAATCCTGCCCGTAACGAGCGATCAGCCCGTCTTCATAGTTCTTAGCCACAGTCGCCTCTTTGGCTGTGTACTTCCCGGAGCCGGCATTGCAGGATTTGCATTGCTTATGGGCGTTGCGCTCTTCAAATCGCAATTCAGGGTTAGCGCCTACCGTTTTGAAGTGACCGCAATCCCACTGGCCGCCATGCAGATCGGGAGGATTGGTCTCTCCACAGCTGATGCATGGCAAATCAGCATCACGCACGCGGATGAAGGCATTGAATGCTTGCTGAGCCTGTGCCTTGTAGTAACCGGCAGGCCGCAGCTCTGCCAGTCGCTCCTTGCGGCGCTGACGCCCTGCCTTCTCCTCTTCGCGCTGGCGCTTCTTCTCCGCACGCAGAGCCTCGGCCCGGTTCTTCGCGGTCTGCGCTTTGGCAACGGCGGTAGCGCACTCGTAGCAGCAGACCACCTGGCCGTCACGGACCGGGTGGAACCACTCGCGGCAGCTCTGGTTTGCGCACTTACGGCGGGGTTTCTTAGCCATACTCACCCCCAGACCTTTTGGCGGAATGTCCGCGGCGTACGCTCCTGCCGCTTTGCTTCCGGCAGCCTGACGCTGACGGTCCAGGTGATGAAGTCGGGATTGAGGCTGCGCTCTACGGCCACGCCCCGAGCCCGGTACGTAGCCATCAGTTCGTCGGCCTGCGCCGTAGTGCAATCGGTGTGCTGGAACCATGAGTATTTCATTGGCATCATCCCCCGAAGCTCATCAGCTGAGCAGCGGCGTTCTCAGCCTCGCGCTGATCCCTGAATGCGCGCGACAATATCCAGCGCCAAAGTACATCGAGCGCGGCTCTGTAGAGCTGCTGAAACTCGGTTTCGTCCATATTGGCGAAGGCGATACTGCGGGGATGTTTCCGGAGGGTGCCATCAGGCAGCTGGATGGCGTCGTAATGCCCGGACTCGATGGTTACCCAGGCGCGATACGCGTCGAAGGATTTGCAGGCGCTGATACTGCCAGTACGCTTATCGGCGATGCGTTCGAGATACTGCTCAGCAGCATCCAGCAGCGCAGCTTCGCTACCACCGATCGAGGCCAGGAACTTCGCGTAGCCGGTAACCAGCTTGCGTTCGTTGGAGGAGATAGCGCCGCCGGTTGGCTCCCAGTATTCGAAGCCGAGATTCAGCAGTGCGAAGAAGCGACGATGAAAGGCCGGGTTACGGACCTGTTTGAAGTCGGCCACCAGCACGGCGCCGAGCTTGATTTTTGATTGCAGTAATTCGCTGGTCTCCGGCGATGCGGGGATCAGGGTTCCTGCAGAATTCTTGATGAGTTGTAACTGCGCCATGGTGTTCTCCGTGGCGCATCAGGTCAACGGGTGTTCAGTCCGTTGATATCATAATATCAGAGGGTTGATTGACGCGGTAGCCGAGGCGGCGAAGAAAACGGGTTCCGGACGACAGATTGAAGATCCCTTCGTCCTCCAGCAGCGGGCGGCACGACACCAGACCATTCCTGGTGTAGACGAGACATCGGCTTTCAAACGGCATAGATCCAATAAGCTTGCCGTCTGAACGCCTGATAATGTCGTACCAGTCACCCTGCTCCTGCTTTTCTTTCACATCGACCTCCTCACTTTGCTATCACCAAATACCCTCTCCCGGCGGGGAGAACTCCACTCCACAGAGCCAAAATACCAAATGGCGCAAATTTCCTAATAGGTTCGCCGGAAGAAAAATTCATTTTTCTCTGTAGCATCTTAACCATACAACAAAATACTGTATGTATAAACAGTATTTATTCGTTTGGCTTAAGTATGCACATGAAATACATGCCTGTGCAAGTCCATTCATCTTATTGATTTAAATAAATTTTTATGCTACCTCCGTGTAAAAACCGACCTTATTTTTTAACACTTTGGCGGCACAGAGAGCACCGGGGTAAATACCTGATTAAAAAACTCTCACCTCCTCTGGGCGAGGGGTGAAGCAGCTTTTATGGATAATTTAATGGGGTGACACTTTTTGTCAGGTTGATAATTTGTTGCCGGTCGCCGGTTATTAACTGATCGATTTAATAGATCAATATTCTTGTATCGATCGGTATTATCGATCATGTGCAAATCACCTATGCGCCGGGCGCGAAAAAGGCCTCCGGAGAGGCCCTGGCCGTCGATATGGGGATTCCCATATTGTTTGTATGGGAAGTTGTGCGCTCGAGCGAAATGGTTGCCCCACCAAAACTGGTGAATTGAATATATGAGTAGATTTATTTAATGTGCGTTTCACGTCTATGGAAAGTACAGCAAATGATAAAAGCCAAGTGCTAAATGGAACTACATAAAAACTATAAGAAATTGCGCGTCAACGGTTTCCTTCATTAAAGGTGTTAACATGTCTCAAGAGCCCACTGTAAGCCAATTTATTTGTGGCATTATTCTTTTTGTTATCGCTGCTATTCCGCTTGCAGGTATCGGAATAGCTATGCTGGTGATGGCGGAAGGGATAGAACGTTGGTCTGGTCTTATGTTCTTAGCTTTGTCTTTTGGCATTTGCCAAAGTATCTGGAGAAGGTTCTCTGGCAAATAAGGACAATTGATTCGCCGGGCAATGCCCGGCGTTTTCAAGTTGAAATAAGTCCTCTATTAATATTATCTTTAAGCAGCCCACTCCCGTTGTTCGCACATCTCCGGCAAATTCACCCTTACCAGCGCTTCAGCGAACGGCGGCGGCACGGCGTTACCGCAGCGGGCCACCTGCTTATCCTTCGCGTTCTTCACGCAACAGTAGCCCTGGTCGATGATGTACCACTCCGGGAAGCCCTGCGCCCGGTACAGTTCGTGGGGCTGGAGCATGCGCCCTTACGTGATGGAATGCAGAATACAGGAAATCGCAGGTGCATTTCTGCATCTGTGACAAGGCGAGAAGTTCATATTGTGGTCACATTTAAGGGGACTTATATGCGCAGAAGCCGCAATCGGGTGTTCAGGCCGACTGCGATTTAATTATTGCTGGTTGACTATTAAAAATCAATCAATACTGATATGGAGGAATTTGGTGCCTTGCGATCGCGTCTTGAGGATTATCAGGGAAAACACCATCTCGAGTTGCGATTAAGTATGTTGCCCCACCAAAAATATGTCTAACAACAAAATAATCTTTCATAATCGGCGTTTGTGTCTGATCTGAAGCAAGTGGCTCGGTTGGCAACTGAATTATGGACTCTCCGTTATAGTTCTCAAGTGTTGCAATCTTATATTTACGGACTTTATCGCAAGCTAAAAAATGAGTGCTCACTTCCCTTCCTCCTGTTTCAGGTAAACCGCATCGCTACCTTTCGGTATAGTTATCGACTTCTCACGATAAAACTTCAGGCACCTAAGGAAGTAATCTCGCAATTGCTCTGACTGCTCGAGCATCACCACCTCAGCGATAACCGGCATGTTAAGGCGCTATTTGTAGGCAAGCCCGGAAGCCGTAAGGTCAACGTTAACCGTGTCCTGATCTTCATGGGTTCTGACTGTACTGTTCAACTTCTTCATAAACATTTTCCTGCAGAATTCCTCATGCTATATATTACATAACTTTTTCTAACAAGGGAGATTTTCGTTATGTGGGCAACTGTTTTCACAACGGTTTTTTCAGGTGTAGTCGTATATGTCTTAGGACAAATTTTAGTCAAATGCGCACTAGATCCTTACGTTTCATTCAAGGAGCACTTAGGGAGAATATCATCTCTTTTTCTTCGCGAGCAGAGTAAGATAATGAACATTAAAATGAGCAGTGAACTCGTTAATGAGTTAAAGTCATCTTCTAGTCTATTAATAGCAAAATCAAAAGCAATCCCTTGCTATGATTTCTTCGCCAGAATGCGCATGGTGCCCAATTATAAAAATGTTATCGATGCATCTCAGCACATGAATCTGATAGCTTCCACGCTTGAGGAGGTCGGAGCTTACGAACCCTACTCCAATCGCCCAATTCCTACAGGCAGTAGCACAATCACATCTTCTCTTAAAGCAATAGGTGATAACCTAAATATAATCGTTAGCTATTCAACTTATAAGTAGTAACTTTTAATCACAATCCCTTAGCGACTTTTCAAATCCGCGGGGGATAGCTATTTGCCTGCTCCTACTGATGACCAACGGCCACCAGCTCTTTGTTGTTCAGTGAATCACTCATGCCCGTGCGCTCCCGATAATTTTGTGGATCTGATAGCCCTGCCAGTTTTGGCGGCAAACGTCTGCAATGCTGGGTTTCTGGCGCGCCACCGGCATTGGCTTAATGCGCATCTCACCGCCCAGCTGCATGACGTAGACCGGGTGGCGGCGCTGGCCGATGTTCTTCACAGCACCAGCAGAAACGAGATGCTCCAGCAGGCGACAGGCCTTTTTGCTGTCGCAGCCCAGCAACCGACGTACCTGACGCGGGGTGATCTCCCCGCTGCGCTGGATGGCGCGGATGATTGTCCAGAGGTTGTTACTGGCCATTGCCCACCTCCGTGCCCACCAGCTGGTTAACGAGATTCTTGTGGCGACCAACAATCCGGACTGCATCGCGCAGTTTCTCCAGGCTGGCCAGCTTGTTTTTGGTGCTGCGGATTTCGCGGGAAAGCACCCGGACGGTTGGGATTACCTGCCCGGCTGATCGTCCTTCGGTGAACGAGGGGATCTCGCTGACGAACTGCTCCAGCGGCTTGTCGGCATCGGTGATGGCAGGAGCAGCAGGAGCTGGCTCAGGTTCGGCTGGCGCCGCAAATGTAGGCGAGTCGGCACGGACGGAGTAAACAAACTTGCCGTCAATTTTTTCGCGCAGGATTTTGCCCTTCTCCAGGTGGTAGGTCAGCATCGGCGCAACCCGCTTTGTCTGAATACGCGCCAGCTTTGCCAGCTCGGCTGCAGTTTTTGGTCCGTGCTCAGTCAGCAATCGGGTCAGGTCGCTTACCGACACGCTGACTGGTGGTTTAACCGCAGGCCTGGTCGGTGCTGACTTCTGTTTCCTGATAGTCGCGACCCAGTAACCATTGCTCTGGGTAACCTCTTCGCCCTCTTCGTGTTCGCGCAGCATGTTCAGCGCGGTTGCTGGCTCAATACCCAGACGGCTCGCCACCTCGCGCGCGGTCGCTTTTCCCATTACGTTCAGTGCTTGAATTACGGTTTCCATAGTTTTGCCTTCCCAAAATTATTTAACAGGACGCAGATGCGACACGTTCCCGCGGTAGCTGGCCCAGTCGAAATTGACCCAGACGCCCGAGTCCATCCGCAGGCGGTCGATGACCCGCGCGCCGAGGGTAGCTACCAGCTCGTCGTAATTCAGGTTGCTCAGGATGCCTACTGGCTTCATGGCGGAAAGCCGGCGGTCGATGACCTGGTTGATGATCACCTTCTCACCGCTCGAGCCGCGCTGAATCCCTACCTCGTCCAGCACCAGCAGATCGACGTTGCACAGGTCGTTTAGCAGTGATGATTCGGACTGGCCGCCGTCATAGCATTCGCGCACGCGGAGCATCAGGTCAGGGATGGTCACCACCAGAACGGAGTGGCCAGCGGCCAGCAGGTAGTTACCGATCGCCGCCGCCAGGTGGTTCTTTCCGGTCCCCGGCGCGCCGCTGAAGACGAAGCTTGCGAATCCACCGCCGCCAAAATTCTGCGCGTAGCTCTTCGCCATGCTGTACGCCTGGCGCTGCTCCGGGCTCGACACCTGATAATTCGCGAACGAGCAGCTGCGGTGCAGAGCCTGAATGCCAGCACGACCAAAAATCTTCTCCGAGCGAGCACGCTGATTCAGCTTGTCGATCTCCTCGGAGCGCTTGCGGCCCTCGGCTTCCTGCCATGCCTGCCACTCTTCGACGCTGTTAAATTTCGGCTGTACGCTGGCCGGGATGAACCTCTTCAGGCGCTCAAGGGCGCTGCCGGTACCAATCATGTTTTTCATCACTGCCCCCTGAACCCTGGTGGGATGGTGTTATCTGGACGGGAGATGGTATTGGGATCCCGAACGCCTGACGGCGCTGTCACTTTCCAGGCTTCCTCGTAGTGTTTCGAGGGGCCAAAGAACGTTGCGGCCTGTTTGACGTACTCGGTGTTAAGTTTTCCCGTGGCTCTCACGAAGTCGGCGTATCGCTGCGTGCCGTCGAGTAACTCTTGAACCGTGGCTCCCGAGTTAACTCTGGCATTCCAGGCTTTGCAGGCATCCGCCTTGCTGTTGCCTCCGGCGCGCTTTGGATAAATCGCCCACACCTGCTCGAAGTCATCTGGATAGGCGTTCTTTTTCGGAGGCGCACTGCCATCGGCCGGAACATCACTCTCTGGGGGTGTGGCGGAGCCATGCCCCGAAGTATTTTCCTGTTCCTGTTCCTGTTCCTGTTCCTGTTCCTGTTCCTGGTTAAGAAACCGTTCAAGAACCCTTTCGGAACCCTTAAGTTTTGAGCTTCCGATATGGGCTATAGCATCGGCCATGACCCGCGCCAGCTCTGCCTTCACAGTGGATTTGTCCGGCACCTGGGCAAACAAACGCAGAGCTGCAATACCCTGATTGGGATTCTCTACGGGATTCCACCGCATGAAGTTCAGAATAAGAACCCATTTCGAGGACGAATCACGCGTTGCGAAACCGTTTTTAGATAGCTCATCAAACCCTTTCGAAACCCTTTCAGGTGTCCAGTTAAGGTCTTCCGAAACGTATCCATCAGGTAGCCGAAAACACCCAATCATGTTTGTGTGTTGCCCCGTGAGCAGGTACAGCGCTAGCAGGCGGGCATCATCAGAAACCCGACGCATTCCATCGCTTATCCAAAAAGATGTATGCACCTTGCCGTAATCACGCATATAAACCTCTGAATGCTTAAGTTGCTGTCGGTTCGTCAGTTCTGGCGGAGTGCTTAAAGACGATCTCGACGCACAAAAAAACGCATTCCTGACAGATTGAAACGCCATCCCCAGCGATGAGAGCACCGGCGACTTCGACATTCGTCTTTCCGCAAAAAGAGCACTTGTGGGTTGGCTGGATGTTTACCTGGTTACTAGTTGCTGACATACTGATCTCCGCAATTGCTTGACGTTATTGCACCTGAGAGCCCTTTCTGTTCCCGCAGAAGGGCTTTCGCCTTTTTAGATCCCGTCATAGAGCACCGCCCAACATCGTCGTCACCATCGCCATCAATGGCGCCACAGAGTCCGGGCCATCCAGGTAGAAGCTGGCGACAATCTTTTCGCTAATCTCCTTCAGCCGAACCTGCTTAGGTGCTTTGAGCATGACGGCCTGAATAGCCTCGGCGTCCTCCTTCACCGTTCTGGCGATTCGAAGCGCAACTTCGTCGTGCTTCACAACGCGATCCCGGTATGCCAGGGGCAATGCGGATAGAATCGCTGGCGTCAGCAGTTCTACGTTCGCCCGGTATGCTGCCGAGTTCTCCTTGTTGTCTAACCAACGAAACATCTTCACGTTCCAAACGCCCGGCTGAATGTTGAGATCAATGCCTTGAATCATCATCTCCTCCGCCACTTCTTTGATTTGCAATGCAACGACCAGCCGCCCCTCGTCTGCAGCCCAGGCACGGACTGCCGCACATAAGTTACGGTGGTCAACGTTACCAGCTGACTCGTCGCTTTGGTGATACTGGAATATCAGGCGCTCTGTCGGCGCTCTGTTATTCTGATGAAAAGAAAGTGTTTGCATTTTTAGTGCTCCTACTTTGGTAAACCATCAGTGGGGTTCGGGTAGAGATCAGGGCGCAGTTCGTGGGGAGTTACGCCGGTGACTGCATAAATTTGCAGAACGCGATCTGCAGGAACGACACCTCGATAGCGATTCCGCCAATGGCTGACAGTCATGGCGCTTACGGTTAGTAATTCGGCTAAGCGGGTGGCGGTTCCTGCTTTGGTAATGGCTTTATCAATAGCTCTCATAATTAGCTCCAGTGGCAACGACTCAATTAAACAAAATGTTTATTGATAAGTCAACATTTTGAATATTGAGCTAATAAACTTTTGGTTTAGAATTCGTCCATGAAAGAAAAAACTCATCAGATTAACCACCCACAAGTTCAAAGACTTAATGAGATCCTTGAGCTTAAGAATTTGACCAAGTCAGACATGGCCCGCATTTGTGGAGTCAGTGCTCAGTCGGTCAATAACTGGTTCGTTCGTGGGACGATTGGGAAAAGCTCAGCTATAAAGCTGGCGGATGCGCTTGGGGTAAGCCTTGAGTGGATTCTTGGCCAGGAAGTTGGCGAAAAAGACGGCCTTAAGCCGGACGAACAGCGACTACTTGAGCTCTACCGCCAACTACCCGAAGAAGAGCAACAGAACATGCTCCGAATCTTCGCGATCCGCCTGAAGGAGCTGGATGAGTTGTATGAGCGGTACATGAAAGGTCGGATCAGGTCGCAGGATGTTTAAGTTTTAAACCAAGCAGCGTAATAGTCGCCAACCTCGGTATGCACACAGGGAAAGTGGTGATTGTTGTTTTCTAATTTGCGCCAGTTGTCCTATGTGATTGTAAAGTGCTAATCAGAGATAATTAAGGGGTTACTTTGTTAAATAACAATCCTTCTGAGGATGGTCATCAGTCGCCCACAGAGCCTCGCCCGTTGTTTGGCCTCGAAATAGAGGAATGGACCCCCCCAAACGGGGCTACGGGGCACTTGCGAAGTTTTGCAATTGCAAACGATGGTTTGGAATATGCGGTAAAGAGTATTCAAGATGGGCAAGTTTCTAACCTCAGCGTTCAATCACCTGAATTAGTACCCGCTGCTGAATGGCTGAGCAGCAAATTAGCAGAGGCATGTGGCCTGCCTTCACCCCCATGTAGAATACTGCTTGAGCCAGAAAGCAATCAGTATGTTTTTGGCTCAAGGATTGACCTTGCTGCATACCGTGGTGCATTGGAAGTTCCGCAGTGGCGAAACTTACTGGAAAAGTCCGATTTCCATATGCGTAAACAGTTATGGTCTATCTATGCATTCGATCAATTCATTTATAATGTTGATAGACACATAAATAATTATCTCTATGTAGAAAACCGCCAGAAAACTGTTGCTATTCAGGCATTTGATTTCAGTATGTCAGGATTGGTCATGGGTTGGCCGAACAGAACAGGCACCTTATTGTTGCCGGACAACTCTAAAACAGCATTGGTTTGGACAATCATCAAGACAGTAATCGGAAGTGATCCTGCTTACCTCAAAAGTGCAGAAAACATCCTTTTGAAGCTAAGCTCTATGGACATTTCAGTGATAAAAGGTATTTTGAGTGGAATGCCTGATACATGGTTGCCATTGTTGCGTCGCGAAGCGCTTTTGTCTTGGTGGGATAGCCAAGAGAAACAGGATAGGATCGATATTATAGATAAAGAGGTCAAATCATGAATAAATTCTATTTTAGCATCATAAAATTGATTTCTGACCCTTTACGATCTGAATCTATAAATGTTGGCATTCTGGTTCTGACAGAACATGGCTTAGATATTAGATTATTAAAGACTGAGCAAAAATTAAAAGCTGTAAGCGATCGGTTTAGCTTATCATTAATTGAAGATTTCACATCAGAAATCGAATGGCTTTACGAAGTAACTAAAGATTTTAAGTCACTATCTAAACTTTGTAGTAATGGTAGCGTTCAAATTTCTGAACCCGGAATGTTTGTTCTAAGAGATGCTATTGCATACGAGAGCAAATTAGATCAGTTAATGAAAGATTATGTGCAACCGGCATTTACTAGCGATCGTTCCAAACAAAACAAAAGGATAATTACTGAGCTTAAACAGGAGTTTAACCGAGCGGGAATATTAGGGAAAACCCATAATGATTTATGGAATCATAGAGTGGTTACTAATTTTCCAATTGCAGAGGAAGAAGGTATTTATGCTGAGTTATTGTTAAAAAATGGAGCTTATCATTTAACAGAAACCCTAGACCTTCGTGGCGACAGTATGAAGCAAAAGATGGGTGATTCAGCACTTAAAGCCATCACCATATCGAAAGCGAAATCTGTTTTTAATACAGGTGTTAAATCGTTTGTCGTTTATGCAGCAAATTCAATATCTGAAGAAAAATCCGGTAAAACGCAATTGAATTTGATAGAGGGCTATGCGGATAATGTGTTTAATCTTCTCAGCGAACAAGATATGGCACAATATTTTGACCATATGTTTGAAGCAGCTGGCACATCGCTTAGGTTTTTAAATTAAGTTTTTTAATGCCCGGCCACCGTGCCGGGTTTTTTATGCCCTCTCCTACCAGCTCCGCAGCCGTACCGTCTCCACGAACTCCCTGATCCCGACCTTAGCGTCGGGATTTTTTTTGCCTGCAACTCACAGTTTCTCTATCTAGCGACGCGGCATTAAACTTTTTGTTTATTTATAAATACTCATTTAGTTGACACAAGTTTAAACATTGTGTTTAATCTAACTCACCAAGACGCACCACGAACCACCTAGGCATGGAGCCCACGAAGTAGCCGCCGACGGCATACGAATAGTCGGATGAGGTGGAGTGATTAACGCGCATCAGGTTTAAGAAACGTTCCGCCAGCCTGGCGACAAGGGCAAACAAGAGGGAATCATCATGGTTCATCAGCACTATGGCACCCAGACGGTCAATCGCGGCGCAGTTCTGCCCGGCATGCTCGTAAAGCACAAAGACAGCACCTGGACGGCGTCCGCCAATAAGCGCGGAAAGCTCTATCTGCATCGTGGTATTGAGCGCACTTACACCACCGATCTGCTGGTCGAAGTTTTTCTGAATGGCGTGGGGAATGGCCTGAGCCATTAACGGAGGGAGTCATGCAAGAGAAGAAATGCGCGTACTGCCGCAAACCAATCGAGCAAGGGAAAGAAGTTAAAAACAAATTGCTCTTCATCCGCGGTGCCCAGCTGGCGCGCGAACAACGTGATTACTGTTCTGTCCGTTGCGCTTCGTACGACCAGATGGCCCACGAAAGCTAACGTAACCCCGCGCAAGGCGGGATCCACGTCCGGTGCCACCGACAAAAGTACACCGGAATTTATACCAAAACCAAAAACACACCCAATGGGCGCTATCTCTGGCCCGGGGATCTTACATCCAAAAATGAGGATCTGACATGGAATATTTCCACTTAATTCCAGCAACGCAGAAATCAGGAAAGCCTGATGCTGCCATCTGGTTCACCGCAGCGACCAAATCCCGTGCCGCGCTGATGCTGGATGTCGCGCTGGAAGATGCAGGCATCGAAACAGGCCGCGGTAAAGACTACGGCAAACCGATTCGCACAGACATGCCGATTGTTGACGATCTGCCGGAAGAAGGTGCCGTCTGCTTCGAATTCTGCAAACGCTACACCCTGGCCGACGACCAGCGCACCTGGAACGTGATCCCCGGCGCCGCGTCTCAGGGTGAAACTCCCCTCCCTCCGGTGACCACCAGCGATGAGGAACAGAATGCCGTGCCGGTAACCACCACTCATACCACTGACGCTGGCGGCGCTGCCACAGATGAGTTTGGTCGCCGGTATGAAAACGGCCTGTGGATTAGCAAAAGCGGCGATGAGTTCACTCGTTATGCGGTATGCAAACTGCCATTCCGTCAACAGCTGCTGGTTCAACTGACGGTGGACGAACTGCGCCATCATGTCACACGCGGCGAACATGCGGAACTGCATGCGCTGGAGTGTGATACCGACAATAGCTATGTCCAGGATCTGTTGCTCGCTGCCGAAAGCTGCCCAGAGGTTAAGACCTTCGATACCAAAGACCTGTGGCGCTATACCAATGCCATTCGCAAAGTGTTCAGCATGGATAAACGCCATGAGCTGGCGCTGCTGCTGCAGTTCACTAAAGCCTGGGTAGCCACCCCGTATATCGACCGTGGGATCCTGACGCGCGAATGGGCCGCTGGCAACCGCATCAGCAACGTACAGCGCACTGACGCCGGGACCAATGCCGATGGCGGGTACGTAACTGACCGTGGTGAAGGTGCACACCACACCCTGGACACCCTCGATCTGGAAATCGCCTGCGCCCTGCTGCCGATGGACTTCAACCATTTTGAGATCCCGGGCAGCATCCACCGTCGCGCCAAAGAGATTGTGGCGAAGAAAGAGGAACCGTGGAAATCATGGAGCGCAATCCTGCGAAATCAGCCCGGCGTTCTGGCTGTGAACCGCACGGCTATTTTCAACCTGGTGCGCATTGCGCCGGAGAATATCCACCTGACGCCTGTTGCTCATCTGGAGTTTGTTAACCAGACGATGACGGCTGAATTCAACGCTGCAACTGAGCTGCTGCCTCTCCCGGTCACAAAACCAGAACCTGAAATTGACAGCCAATTTATTGATGGGCAGCTGGCGGCCGACCGCGGCGAATTTGTCGAAGGCATCAGCGACCCAGCCGATCCGAAGTGGGTTAAAGAAGAACTGACCACCACCAGCCAGCCACAGGTCGCGAACCTCGGCGGCGGCATGTTCTCCATCGAAGGCCTGATGAACGAAACTCAACAACAAACAGATGACCGTTCACCGGTTAAAGAGGAGACCACCAGCGATGTGCAGATGGAAACGACTGACCCGGCGGAAGGAGAAAGTGTTGACTCGATTCCACCAGGCGAAAGCGCTGATGCAGCTGATCCGCAAACAGTTGCCCTGAACCCGGCTGAGGTGCTGGCCGCCGCGGCGCCGGAACTGGCGAACGCTACGCACCCGGAAGTAACCACCGAAGCGCCGGAGGAAACCGCCAGCGCGCCGGAATACCCTGCATACTTCGAACCTGGCCGCTATGAAGGCCTGCCGAATAGCGTTTATCACGCAGCCAACGGGATCAGCAGCACCCAGGTGAAGGATGCCCGCGTCAGCCTGATGTACTTCAACGCGCGCCACGTAGCCAAGACTATCCCGCGCGATGGATCCAAAGTGCTGGACATGGGCAACCTGGTGCATGCGCTGGCGCTGCAGCCAGAAAACCTCGATGAGGAGTTCAGCGTGGAGCCGGTGATCCCAGAGGGGGCATTCACTACTGCGGCGACCCTGCGCGCCTTTATCGACGAGCACAATGCCAGCCTGCCGGCACTGCTGAGCGCTGACGATATCAAAGCGCTGCTGGAAGAGCACAACGCCACCCTGCCCGCGCAGGTGCCGATGGGCGGCAGCCTGGAAGAAACAGCGCAGAGCTATATGACGCTGCCAGCTGAGTTCCAGCGTATTGAGGCAGACCAGAAGCAGACCGCTGTCGCGATGAAGGCCTGCATCAAAGAGTTCAACGCCACCCTGCCCGCGCCGGTGAAAACCAGCGGCAGCCGTGACGCGCTGCTGGAGCAGCTGGCGATCATCAACCCTGATCTGGTGGCGCAGGAAACCCAGAAACCGGCACCGCTGAAAGTGTCCGGCACCAAAGCGGAGATGATTCAGGCGGTGAAGTCCGTTAAGCCGGATGCCGTGTTTGCTGACGAACTGCTGGATGCGTGGCGCGATAACCCGGGCGAGAAGATTCTGGTGACCCAGCAGCAGATGGAAACGGCGCTGGCCATTCAGAAAGCCCTGCACGAGCACCCGACCGCCGGGAAACTGCTGCTGCACCCTGATCGCGCTGTTGAGACGAGCTATTTCGGTATCGACGAAGAGACCGGTCTGGAAATCCGCGTACGCCCGGATCTGGAAATCGACATCGACGGCGTTCGCGTCGGGGCCGACCTAAAAACCATCAGCATGTGGAACGTGAAGCAGTCCGGCCTGCGCGCCCGCCTGCACCGGGAAATCATCGATCGCGATTATCACCTCAGCGCGGCCATGTACATGCAGACCGCTGCCCTGGACCAGTTCTTCTGGATTTTCGTCAACAAAGACGAGGGCTACCACTGGATCGCCATCGTTGAGGCCAGCGAAGAGCTGATTGAGCTGGGGATGCTGGAGTATCGCCAGACGATGAACCGCATCGCAAACGCGTTCGACACTGGCGTGTGGCCAGCGCCGATCACCGAAGACTACACCGACGAACTGAACGACTTCGACCTGCGCCGCCTTGAAGCGCTGCGTACTCAGGCATAAGGGGAATGACGATGGAAAACATGAATATTGTAACCGCGGAGCAGCAGGCTCCAAACACTATCTCTGCCAGCAATGCCATCTTCAATGTGCAGGCATTAACCCAGCTGCAGGCCGTTGCTGGTTTGATGGCTCAGGCTGCCGTAACTGTCCCTGAACATCTTCGCGGCAACCCAGCCGACTGCATGGCCATCATCATGCAGGCCATGCAGTGGGGCATGAACCCTTATGCAGTTGCGCAGAAAACGCACCTGGTCAACGGCGTGCTGGGTTACGAAGCGCAACTGGTGAACGCGGTGATCTCCAGCTCTAACGCCATTGTGGGCCGCTTCCACTATGAGTACGAGGGCGACTGGTCGAAATGCGCCAGCAGCCGCGAAGAGATCGTGAAGAAGCCGGCGAAAGGCGGCGGAACGTACGACAAGAAAGAAATGGTACGTGGCTGGACCAGTGCCGACGAGCAAGGTCTGTCGGTTCGCGTGGGTGCCGTAATTCGCGGTGAAAGCGAGATCACTTGGGGCGAGCCAGTGTTCCTGTCCAGCGTGATTACACGTAACTCTCCGCTGTGGATTTCGAACCCTAAACAGCAGATCGCATATCTGGCCCTTAAATACTGGGCGCGCCTGTACTGCCCTGCGGTCGTTCTGGGCGTGTACACCCCAGATGAGGTGGAGCAGCGCACCGAGAAGGAGATCAACCCGGTGCCAGCCCAGCGCGTAAACCTGTCTGATATCAAAGGTGACACCGTAACTACCACTCACAGCGCGCAGGAATCGGCGGCGAACATCGACGCTATGGCCGATGAGTTCAGGGATCGCATTGAAGCGGCGCAGGACGTGGATAACGCCAAAGCAGTACGCGCCGACATCGAAAGTGCCAAGAACACCCTGGGCTCCGCCCTCTTCACTGAGCTGAAGAACAAAGCCGTGAAGCGTTACTACCTGGTGGATGCGTATAACCGGGTCGAGGCGGCGATTAACTCCCTGCCGAACCCGGGCGAACCGGGCGCAGCTGAGCAGTTCGCGGAAGCCGAGCGCGTGCTTGCAGCAGCGAAACGACACATGGGCGACGAGCTGCACGATAAGTTCAGCATCACCCTGGCAGATATGAAACCGGAATACGTGGCCTAAGGGAGGCGGGAGGGTTCGCCCTCCCGGTAACGAGATGCCGAAAATTACAGAACGCGGAATGATTTTCAACGCTGAGATGGTGCGGGCGATTCTGGACGGTCGGAAGACGCAGACCCGGCGCCCGGTTAAGCCGCAGCCTGAGCTAACGGAAAGATCAGGCTTTTCCTGGAACGGCGCTTTATACGGTGCCGGGAGTGACGAGCGGGAAACAAACCGCAACTTCGCTCACGCCAAATGCCCATACGGAAAGCCAGGCGATCGCATCTGGGTGCGGGAGACGTTCAGCACGGTGCCTGATCATGACGAGCCAACTGGTTGCTCAGCTCTGCTGTATGCAGCCGACGGCAACGGCCCATATGGAAAGTGGACGCCATCCATCCACATGCCTCGCTGGGCCAGCCGCATTTTACTAGAGATCACCAATGTGCGGGTCGAGCGGCTGAACAGTATCAGCGAAGAGGATTGTTGGGCCGAGGGAATAGAGGCAGTTGATGGTCTGTTCGAAAATACAGAGATCATCGACATGGCGTTAAAAATTGGGTGCTGCGTCGAAGATTCAAAACCAATGTTCGCGTTGCTCTGGCAATCCATCTACGGCGACGACAGCTGGCAGGCCAATCCGTGGGTCTGGGTGATCGAGTTTAAGCGTATCGAAGGAGATGACCATGCGACTGATTAACCGCAGCACACAGTCACCGCTCGCGCGCCAGGCGTGCGATATAGCCCTGGCAGCCCATCAGGAGCGCTACGGCGATTACGGGCGCAGCAAAATGCGGGAGACGTACACGGTTCGGGTGGAAGGAGTGAAGGTCTGGGTGGAGGTGGTGAACCGCAAAGCGAGCTACGTGGCCACAGCGATGACAGGCATGCGCCGCCTGCGATCCTTACCAGGGCAGATCGCCTGATATTGAAATATCACCGAACAACCTAAAACAGCTGATGGCTGTGCCGGGTGCGGAAAAATAGCCAGTTCGCCCCGGCATTAAGTTTGAGTGGAGAAAGGTATGAGCGAAGTAATCATGATGGTATCGCCCGGGAAATGGGTGTCTGAGGAGCAGTTGATAGCCCTGAAGGGGATTAAAAAGGGGACGCTGAAGAAGGCGCGTGAGAAGACTTTTCTGGAGGGAAAGGAATACAAACACGTCTCTTTTGACTGTAGTCCGTGGGATAACAGTCCGTGTTTTTACAACCTGGATGAGATCGACCGCTGGATTGAACGTCAGGCCTCAGCGAAACCGCGGCGACAATCTGCTTAAATACTCTGACCATCAACCAACGAGGAATCGTTATGAAATACCCAACAGGAGTGGAAAACCACGGCGGCACGCTAAGGCTGTGGTTCATCTACAAAGGGGTCAGAGTGCGTGAAAGCTTGGGGGTGGCGGACACCCCCAAAAACAGAAAAGTGGCCGGCGAGTTACGGACGTCGATCTGCTATGCCATCAAAACCGGAACCTTCAACTATGCCCAGCAGTTCCCCTCCTCCCAGAACCTGGCGCGGTTCGGGGAGGCAAGGCAAGAGGTAACAATCGGGGAGCTGTCCGGGAGATGGCTTGCACTGAAGGAAATGGAGGTAGCTGAATCCTCGCTCAACACTTACGGTCGAGTCATCGCAAATGTCATGGCCATTATTGGGCCTGACACCCTCCTCACCTCAATCACCAAAGAGAGCATGCTTGAAGTCCGGAAGGAATTGCTGACCGGTTTCCAGGTCATGAAGCAGGGACATAAAACACCGAAGCGGGGTCGATCCGCAGTTACTGTAAACAACTACATGACCGTGTTGTTCGGTATCTTCCAGTTTGCGGTTGAAAATGGCTACATTGCAAAGTCACCAATGAACGGTGTGGACCCTCTGCGAGAGTCCCGCCCGGATCCTGACCCGATCACCCGGGAGGAGTTTCCTCGCCTGATTGACGCCTGCCACCATCAGCAAAGCAAGAATCTGTGGGCTATCGCCGTTTACACCGGATTGCGGCCGGGTGAGCTGTGCGGACTTGCCTGGGAAGATGTGGACTTGAAGGCGGGAACAATCACCGTCAGAAGAAGCCTGACGCAGAAAGGGATCTTCACGCTGCCGAAAACCAATGCTGGCACTAACCGGGTTGTGCACCTGATCGAGCCTGCTCTCGAGGCATTCAAAAGCCAGTATGAAATGACCCGTCTCTCTCAGGAGCATAACGTATCTGTTAAGCTGAGGGAGTACGGAAAGAAAGAGTTCAATAAGTGCACGTTTGTCTTCCTGCCGTCACTGACAGCCAGGGCGGGGAATTACGGCAAGCACTTCTCCATCAACTCCATAGGGAACTCGTGGGATGCGGCGATGAAAAGAGCCGGCCTTCGCCACCGGAAATCGTATCAGTCGAGACACACGTATGCGTGCTGGTCGCTTTCTGCAGGAGCAAACCCGAACTTCATTGCTAATCAGATGGGGCATGCCGATGCCCAGATGGTATTTCAGGTTTATGGGAAGTGGATGGAGGAAAACAACCTGGACCAGATCGCCATGTTGAGTTCAAAATTAAGCGACTTTGCCCCAACCATGCCCCACAGCGACAGGACCGCTGCATAATATCTTTATATATCCTCGACATACCCCTCTTAGCGCTGAAAATCCATAAATTCTAACGCAGTGCCAAGCCACCCGGATACGGCGGCTTTGACCAGGTCAGATGTCGTTCTTTCATGTTGTACTTGAGTCATATTGGCTATCTCAACAGGGTAAGATGCGTACCGCTAAACCGCATTCATCGTTA